TTTGATGAAGGCATCATTACCACTACCCTCAAATCTCGCCGCTTCGTTGTTTGCACCTGCAACATGAAGGGGAACTGTGGGACTCATAGTCCCTATTCCTACATAGCCCTCCTGACCTAGAATGGTGAATCGGTCTGTGAGGGAGTTCGTTCCTATCTTCCTAGTTGAAACTCTAAGGTCACTTGTATGGTAGTCATCAGTCACACCATCAGTTTGTCCCGAATTACCATGCACGTTGTAAATTCTGATTGTCTCATTACCACTCGTAGTCGTATGCTTCCTGAAACTAATAGTGGAGAGGACATCATTTGCGCTCAACTGACTTACGTTCTGATTGTGATACAGATTCAATACAGGATTCCTACCCTCAATCACCGTGCCGTAAGAGCGAGTTGCTGCTGGTGTTCCGCTAGTCTTGGCTGGCTCTGCGGATTGCCACGCTGAGTTTGAAAAGTAAGTCAGAGTGGTGCTACCACCCACTTTCTTCGCTATCTCGTTCCAATTGTAAGTACCATAATTACCGTACTTCTTCATCCAGAGTTCTATCGGTTGCCCCCATCCCTCGGTAATCATCTTGAAGGAGTCGTCTTG